CACGGCACGGGTGGCCCCCCGGTCCACCGCCGAATCAAAGGTCAACCCCCGCAGGACCAGGCCATCGCACTCACGCGGCAGGCTCACGATCCCCGCGTTGTCCTCCCGGCCGGTGTAGAGCAATGTCGTCCCTCCCGGCGCGCCCTCGATTGTGGCGGATTGAATCTTCGGCCAGAAGGTGGAGGCCAATTCGACCTTCGGCACGGTCAGCACATTGCGGCAGTTGCTCTTGGCATCTTCCAACCTGGCGATGGGGTTGGGAACCGCCGGGAGGATGGTCACCCGTCGGCGGGTTTTGACCCCGTCGATGCTCAGTTCGATGGTGTATTCCCCCGGATGCTCATACACATGGGCGGCGTTGAAGCCGGGGAGGGTGTTGAACCGCCCGCCGGGGTCGCCAAAGTCCCATCTGATCTCGGATTGGTGCGACACCCCCGGTGTGTTCATGGCATGAACGCCGATGGGCAGGCCGGCCATGCGGGTGGGGTGATCGATGGTGAGTGTGGGCAAAGTGGGGGTTGGGAGAGTCCCATGGGCCGCACGGAGTTTGGCGGATAAATCGGCGATGGTCTGGCGGGCCAGTGTCACCTGGTGATTCGCCTCGGCGAGTGCCTCCTCACGCGATGCATCGTGGGCGGCGTATTCCCGCGCAGCCGACAGGGTCGACTCAACCGATTCAAGAAGCTGGTTGATCGTGATCATGGGGTCTATGCCTTTCCGCATCCCTCCAGTGCCTCTCTCAGCATCGCCAGGGAGGACTTGTCGGCGAATCTCCGACGATGGGTGGACTGTCGGGCGTGGGGATCGAAGTCCGATGGTTTAAAGGGCCTGCACCGCCTGGGGTCGCGATGGATGTTTGCGATCAGGGCGCACAACGTCGAGGTGTGCGACCAGCGTTCACGGCCCAAACCCTCGGCCATCCACAAAAACTGCCGCAACGTCAATGGCCGGGGATCGATGCCGAGGCTCCCGGCGATCCGCCAGAGGTTTGCCCAGGGGTCCCCATCGCCTCCTGGACCATCAGGTCCACATCCATCGTCTCGATTTTGCGCTCCATCGCCGCCACGACCGCCTCGATCAGGGCCATCTGCTTGGCGACCGCACCCGCCCGGTCGGCGCGGCCGCGAGAGTGGAAAAAATCGATCAGCTCCTCGTAAAAGGCTTTTTGCGCCCCCAGCAGCGTCTGGCCGTCGAAGGCCGCCTGCACCTGCTGTGCATCCACCTTGTACGCCTCAAATTGCTTTTCCAACAGGGCGCAGATCACCTCTCCCAAGAGCAACTCATCGCTTCCCAATCTCGTCAACAACGGCACCTCGCCCGCTTCGATGGCCAGCAGGTCGACCCCCAGCTTCGCCTTGACCGACAAAGCCGTCCCCAGCGTCAGGGCAATCGTCCAGGTCCGGCCGGCCGCATCCGTGAAGGTTTTCATCATTCCACCTCAACCCACGAGTCGAATACCGCCAGTTTGGCCGTCACGCTGACGGTCACACCTTCCTCCAACGGCTCGCTGCGGCTGAAGTTGGTGATGGAGAAGTCTCCCAGGGGTCCTTCGCTGCCGGGGGTCGACTTGTTGCCCGTCAGGATCGCCAACCGGAGCGTGCCGGCGGAGAGGAAGGCGCTCTTCACCGCGTCGAATCCCGCATCGCCGGGCTTCCAGAGCATCTCGAATTCGGCGGTGCATTCGCGCAGCGTCGGGGCGGTCGCCCGCCAGCCGGAGTTGGCGCGGGTGGTGATGTCCGCCTCGCCCGCCTCCATGCTCAGTGTCACATCCTTGACGTTGGACATCTCGATCAATGTGGCCAGGGCGGCCCCGGCCGCTCCCTGGTAAATTTTGGCATTCATGCCAAGCAGAAAGTCCGCCATGACGATCTCCTATCGAATGCTCCCCCGCCACAGGGCGGGCAGATTGGTTTTTTCCTTCTCAAAGGCCGGTCCCATGTAGGGGCGGGCCTGGTACGTTATCCGTTGCCGTTTGCCGTGACGTTTGAGCGTCGTATTGCCGCCGTACTCCAGGAGGTGCGGCGCTTCGCCTCTTCCATTGCGGCTCAATCGCGCCGGGCCGATCACCACGCTTTTGCGCCCGGCGTCGTAGCCGAAGAAGATGAACTTCTTCAACAGCCCCGTGTGCGAGCTTGGCGGCGAGGCGGGCGGAGCAGGTTTTTTACGCTTGCGGATGCTCCCTCTGGCGGATCGCCGGACGAAAGCCCCGAACTTCGAGAAGACCCTCCGCGTGGCCGCATCGACCTTGTCGATCACCTGTTGGCGATCAAAAAACGAGGCTTTGACGCTCTTGAAGTCCATGCCGATCATCTTAAAACCCGATACACGACTCCCAGCACGCTCATAAACGTTCTTTGCTCGGCCAGGTGGTCGGGGGCATAGACCGGATCGTTTTGCATCCGCACCCACACCGCCGCAGGAGCCCCCGCCAGCGGCCGTTGCCGCAGGTAGGTGCCGATCTGGTCCACCAGGTCGGATAAATCGGCCACTTCCGAATCGAGATCCTGCCCGAGCTTCCGGATCACCCCGATGTCGATTGTGGCATCCAGCAGCGTGGCCGATCGGGTCGATGCGGTTGCAAGGATCGACTTTGGCACAACGACCACCTTCAGTTGTGCCAGGTCGGGCAGGTCGAACTGTGGCAGTACCCGCCGCAGGGCAGTGAAGGGTGCGGAGAATGTCCCCGGCGGGGCCGCGTTAAGTTCCCCGGCGACGGCGTCGGCGATGTCGATGATCAGACCCATGGATTATCTGGTCACGAACGCCACCACATCGGAGGCCGCCGCCGCGAGGCCCGCGCCGATGATCAGCCAGGCGAGGCGGCTCTGAACCTTCGCGCTGCGCTCCAGCCGGTCCAGCCTCGTCTTGATCCCGACCTGCCCGTTGCCGCGAATCGCCTCATCGAGACGATCCAGTCGGTGGACAATCTCCTCCAGCTGTTCTTGATAATCGATCAACCCTCCGCTCCGATCTCCTTGGTGTGGATTCGATAAGTTGTCCGGTACGGGTCGCTCCATCGCCAGCAACCATCGCCGCCCAGGCGCATCACCTCGTACGTTCGGCCATCGGTGACGATCTGATCGCCGGGCCTGGGGACCAGCCCCAGATCGCCGGCCAGGATCAGGAAGTCCCACACACCGGTGGTGATGGTCATGCCCGACTCGTCTGTAACCTCGACATCGGTCCTTCCATAGGTCGCCAGGAGACTCCGGTCATCCGGCGGCCTGCGGTAGATGACCGCGCTGGTGCAATGCATGGTGCGCATCCGCTCCAGCCAGTTCGATCCTGTTCGCAGCAGGTCGGACATGTGGATTACTGGCTGAGCCGGATGCGCACGGTCGTGTCGGGGAAACTGGAATCCTTGACCTGTTTGCCGATGAACTTGTTGCCGGCCGATACGGGCAGTGCCTGCTGCGCCACTGTACTCCAATACATTAAAGTGCCCGCGCTCGTGCCGGTGCCCGGACCCGTTGGTTTTGGGAAGTCAAAGACCCCGCTGACCGCCAGGCTCCCCGGTGTGTTGGCGGGGATGGCGCGTTTGGCCACGCCCACCAGATCGTTCACCACCACCACCGCGCCGGCCACAACATCGGCCGATGGGGTGTAGTCGATGCTGTCACCATCTTGAATATAGTTTGCCATGAATGGGTCTCCTTAAAGAATAGGCTGTTATGCTTCTCCCTTGCACTTGACGCCGCCACGGGAATCCTGCATCGCGACGCCGAAGTCGTGGTATCCTCGCATCCGCACCCCCAGGACGTTGAAGTCCGCCTCGGCCGATTCGATGGTGGGGGATTCGTTGCCGTTGAGGAACGCGACCTCGACCACCGGCAGGTCGGCCGGGTCCGAGAGCAGATACCACGCCTTTTGGCTGTAGCCGGGGTACTTGGCATTGCCCAGGTAACGGCTGACCTCCACGCGGAACTTCCCCTGGTGCGGGTTGGTGATGGGGGTCTTGGTGTTGGCGGTGGTGTCGCGGATCTCCAGGCTCTTGAATAACTGCGTCCCCAGCGCCGACAGCGCGGTGGGGACCAGCATGATCGAGGGGATCACGCCGATGGGCTTGCCATCGGTGTCCACCTGATCCAAAAAGGACTGCTCGGCGGTGCTCAGGGAGTCGATCCCCAGGGCGGTGGCGGCTCCCGAAAGGTAGTTTTTGTTGGCGACGCTGAAGAAGGAGGAGTTGTTCAGGAAGATGCTCCAGAAGACATCGTTGATCTTCAAGCCGCTGCCGCGCCCCAGCTTGCGCGGGACGGTGGTGATCGCGCCAAGGTCGTCGTTGATGATGTCCCGCCGGTCGACCGAGAGCATCAGGCCATAGGTGTCCGCCCTGTTGGTGTAGGTTTCATTCCCCAGCGTGCCATGCTTGAGCTCCCCACCCGGTGAGACCTGCTCATACTGGTCGGCGCCGATCAGACGATAGCTGGTGACGGTCTTGAAGTCGCCGACGTTGCGGATGGCGCAGATGTTCCGCCAGACCCGCTCCACGGAGAAGAACCCTTCCAGCAAAAACTTGTTGGCGACATTGGAGAGAATCCCCCCGATGTCGATGGTGCTGAACCCGGCCTGGAGTTGATCCTGAGGCGCAAAGGCCATCCGCATGATCGTATGGGGGTCTGATCGGAAGCTGTGACCGTGGTATCCATTGGCCAACGCCCCCTCCAGCAGCAGTTCCTGCATGCCGATGCCATGACGGAATCGCCTGGCGGCCAGATCCAAAGACCGCTCATCGCAGTGCGTTTGGGGCTTGGCCAATCCGGCCGACAGCAGACAGGCGGCCTCCAGCACCTCCTGGTTCACCGGGCCGGGGGCGGAGATGGCAAAACCCATCGGCGATCCCGCTGGCGCAACCGGCGGCTTGGGTCGGCCGGCGCGCAACACCTCCAATTCGGTCTTGGTGGCATCCCACCCCTCGGCGATGGCCCTGGCCTCGATCTCGGCGAAGTGCCACCCTCCCGGTGTCGTCGGCGCGCAGAGCTTGCGGATCGCGGTGATTCGGCCCGTCTCTGCAATCGCCTCGGCACGTAACCGATCGACCCCCTTTTCTTCCGGATGATCTCCCCCGGCGGGCGGGGCCGCGCCAACCCGGGTTTGCTGCGGG